GACCTAAAAGGTATTGCAGTATCTATAGCAAAGGCATGCGCCGTAGTATTAGCAATTGACGGATTTGTTATAGCCACAGCAATCAAATAGCTGGCTTAGCATTCCACAGAACCCGTATTTTCCTATACATACTTAGTCCCTAAGTACACGGGTACGCACCTTAGTTTACTAAACTAAGTACATGGGTACACGTCTTAGTTTGTGTTACTAAACTAAGTACACGAGCACATGTCTTAGTTTGTGTTACTAAACTAAGTACACGAGCACATGTCTTAGTACCTATTGCCAATCCACAAAATTTCCAGAAGGTGTTCTTCTTAAATTGACTGATGAGTATTTCTTTATACAACTACTAGACAAAACCTCGCAATAATAAATAATACCCTCATACAAAACCTGACCCTCACCATTATCTGAAAATCCTAACCATTGTCCGGTTACATCAACGCGGTCTTGTTTCAATCTCTCCACTTCCCTATACGCCATGAGCATCTCTGCTCTATTGGCAATCCTCAAGATATCAATATCGTCGAGTAAGTCCGCCAACTCTAACCAGCAACAAAAACACCGTAGACTGTGACATCAAAAAAATATATAGCGGTCTGCCCATCACTTAAAGCAGTGCGTTTTGCGAGCTTGGCGACAGATTCAATCTCAGTACCGCCAGGGCTGATCAAAACAACATGAGAGAATCTAATCACCTCAGATGGTGTTCCATCATGAACAAATTGTGCTGCCTTTCTTGATAGCGCAATTTTACCATCTTCAAATATTCCCTCGTCGGTTGGGACAAAGCCTATAGTTTGGCGTGCATATCCCCCAGTCCCGGCGGCTACTTCCCCCGCTAATACTGTACTATAAGAATCATCAGCGTCAAATGTCGTGCCTGGACTATCAACCAAAGCCACCTCATAATTATTCCCGATATAAGCGGCATTGGTTATTCTGCTTAAAGCATCAGCCGATATAGTCGCAGCGGTTGCCATTACTTAATCCTATCCAGTCACATTAATAGTGCCGCCCATTGATGCTGTGCCTACTGCATAATAATACAAGGTATTAGGAGCCCCAGAATCAACCTCAATCTGAAAGAATCTGGACGTTGCAGCGGCAAAATTGCTAAGGTAATTTGTCCTATTGACCTCAACATTGTTTATCCAATAGCTAACACCAGTCGAATATGCAGAGCCAGCGTTGTTCTCCCCATCCGATGTCTCTGAGAGTGTTAATACGTCTGCTGAGTTACTTGCGTTAGATTGATCAAAACGATAAATACTCCCGCGGGTGAATGCTAGCGTGTCTTGAGCTACTCCGTCTATATAAAAGACAGCCATGATTAAGATTTGATCGTCGGCTCTAGCTTTCCGAATCACACACGCCTTAGTTCAAGTACCTGAACTAAAGACACGGGCACACGTCTTAGTTTGTATTACTAAACTAAGTACACGGGTATGCGTCTTAGTTTGTGTTACTAAACTAAGTACACGGGTATGCGTCTTAGTTTGTGTTACTAAACTAAGTACACGGGTGACCCCGAATTATGCCCCAATCGTCACGGTGAACGTCGTGTCAGGAATAGCTACCCCAACCGTAACGTCTAATCTTGTCCCAGTTAGAACCTCAAAGGCCTGAGTTGGGAGGGTTGGCCCAACAGCGACGGCGAATGTCTTGGCTTCTGATGTGACAACAAAGGTCTTATCTGCGGGTTTTGCATTAGTGGTGATGCTAAAAATTTCAGTCGGCGGGTCAGCCGAAACTGTGACATCAAAAGGAGCCTCAAAAATATCAATGATTAGATTATTGACAACCTTAACTGCATAACGTTTGTCATAGATAGTTGGCCCTCTTGTGATTTGATATGTTTCGGTTGGGGCAGCAGGCTGCAGAGCGCCTTCGCCGCCAACGCTAACCCCATACTCTTGATCTGGTGTCGGGGCAGGAGCTAATCCCGTTGTTATTACATAAACACGATTAGCAATTGCGACTCCAGTTGTAACAACAAATGGGTCATTTGTAATCCTGATATCAAAGATCTTCGCCGGAGACGTTGCCTCTCTTGTTACTGTATAGATTTCATCAGCAGCACTCGGCCCCACAACAGCGTTAAAAATCTGATCGGGTGTCTGAGCACCACGTATTACGGTAAACTCTTGGTCAGCCTTAAGAACTTGTAGTACCGTAATTACTTCGATACCAAATATCCTACCAGCGGGTTTTGCTGATACAGCAATATCAAATAACTGATCAGGAATTTTTGCCTGAACTAGGATCTGATATGTATTGTTAGGCGGGAGTGGTCCAGTAGTCACCAGATATTCATCATCTACCCCAGGCTCTACAAGAGGATCAAACAAATCAGGATCGATAACTTCCTCGCCTGTCTCAAGGATTAAGCCATCACCGGACAATAACCCCCCAGTCACGTCAAGGCCTAATAATTCAGATTCCTTGGAGAGCTTCTGCCCCTCTATGTTTATCCCGACATTAAAGAAACCAAGCGTTTCAAGAGGCTGGTCATGAGTCTCGATAATTCCAAACCCATCATCACCATTACCAGTAGAGAAAATAGCCCCAATGCCAACCTTGATCTCTATAACCTCAGTTGCATCAACGCCACCTCTTCCGGTATCTATATTTGTTTCTGTAGTATTGTCTATAGATGGCGCGACAAAAACGCCCGTTGTGTTATTCCCAAGCGTTACATCAGCATTACTCTTGCCAATAAAAATTCCATCAGTTGAAAATAACCCAGATTTATCATTCACACCCCAAGAACAGGCATTCATTCGCAGCTTAATTAGAACCCCTTCTGTAGGATCATAAAAGCTAAATGGCATCCCTGGAAAATAGTTAAATATTTCGGAGCGCATTGTTTCTGCAATTCTGATACCCGCAGCGTCTCCCTCTAGCGCCCAGCGCATATTGGAAGCATAAGCTACAGCCATTGATCTGGCTTCACTTTGGGTTTGTGAAGTTACCACAAAGGGCACTGTATAATTTTGTAAGATTGACCCTGCTGATGTTGGGGTATATTTATAGCTATTATCTATAACTGTATCGCTCTTGGTGTTAACTGGGACGCCTCCTGGATTGCGTGGGGTCTGGTCAGGGTTAACTAATCCACCTCTTGAGGTTCTTACCTCTGTAGTTTTTACCCCATTTTCATATGCACCTATCTCCAGTAATTCTCGATCCCCGCCCTTAGAATAAATGCCGGTCTGTCCACAGGTCGCTGTAGATGTAATAGTTTCTCTTGTCTCTACTGTCCTATCGTCAAAATACTCCCAACTGGTAATTGAAACTTGGGAGAGAAATAATCCATCAGGGATTTCAGTTAAGAAACCTCGCATTACTTGCGTTGCTGGTTGAGTGGGTGAAGTCGCTGCATTTGTCGGCGTATTCCCGCTGGCCCTCCAATCCTGCTGAGTCATTGCATTTAATAGATGCCTGAAATGATATTCATGAGTTTTAACAACCTCACCGGCTGAGCCATACTCGTATGTTTTCTCTCTTCTATCCTGAACAATATTTTCTAACCCTCTTGGGTTAACGGCCTCTTTAGCTGCATCCCCAGAAGCCCTTGCCACTTCCCAGCTATAACGTTCAGCATAATAAGAACCATTTAATTCAACGGCTGGGCCTTCGGTTATCGAAACCTCCGAGCTTGTTGACCCCCCCGTTGCCCCGTAATGTCTCTGATTCCTGTTGGTTTTGGTGACGCCAAATGTCCGCTTCGCGTCCTGCTGTATAAAATCAGCACACTGCTGATTACCATCTGGCGTAGGTTGGCAAATTGTAGTCTTGCCATAGATATTGGCTGGGTGTTCTAAGAAATAATGGCTCTCTGTGATGTCTTGATCAACTGGATTCCCAGAATCGTCTGTATCGCCCTCATCTCTGCCACTATCTTCTACCCATGAGAATGTAATTACAATCTTGTCTGGTACTGGATTGCCAACCCCTAACGGGCTAGCTGACAAGGCCGTCTGATCGCGAATACTTAACCATTGCGCCTCATCTTTAATAGAGGCTTGACCGTCATTACCAAAAAAGTTTCTTTTCTGAATAACACCATCTTTATCTACATAAATAAACTGATTCTCAGCTTGAAGGGCTGACGATAACTCGCTAAATCCCGCACCCTTAGGCAACTCAAAGCTTGTATGGTTCTTTATATTTTCAATGTTATTCGTCATTGCATAAAGTGTTAATAAGCACCCCACCTCAAGAATCACTGATCTTTCTTCAGTGTTGTAACCACTATCTAATACTAATAAAGTCCCGCGAGGATGACGCTTAACAGAGCCATCTATTTCTAGGTCTAATCGAACGGGGATACCACGGGCAAATTTTTCTTTAGTGTAATCCTGAAGACTTGGAGTTCCACGGCCCTCCCTAAGCACCACCGAGCCAACTGTTGAAACTATCCCACCCATTACTATTGAGCTATCGCTAACCTGATAGCTAACAAACGTAGATGATAAATCTACATTATTAACTTTAAGAATAGCTTTAACTGCTGAATTATTAACCCACCCCATTTGTTTAAACCTCCGTCAGTCCTATGGAGGCCGGGAACCAGAATGGGCCAGTGCCGGGGCCTGGGCGTTCTGGCGGGGCCTCGATGATTGCCTGAGCAGTCAGTGGCGCTGCTATTGAGTGCGGGAAGGTTTCATCGCTTACTTCAATCACAGCCACAGAACCTGAGGCCTCCTCGGCTCTATATTCCTCCCACAAATCAAGAAGTATTCTTATGTCATTCTCCTTAAGCCATCCCACAATTGTCCACATCCTCAACACTCCCTGACTACTCCCAGAAACCAACGGTGTGCCTGTTGCGGAATAGGTGAGGCTAGTATCATCTATATAATTTAGAGACGTACTATTTGAGAGCTTCTCAAAGCGGACTGTATATGTTACAGGGGTAGCCGCTGTAGTTGTATAAGCTATTTCGATGCCAGGGACTGCCACAACTCAGAGAGACATCAATGTCTGCTTAGGCTTCCGCTATCGGCGGCGCAGCCTCAGTCTGGCCATCTCCATCGTCATTCTTGAGGCGTCTTTGCTAGGAGTGGATGACGTTATCTGGATATTATTCGTCTGATTCATCCCTGAGCTATCTAATTTTTTAATAGCTCGCAATAGCTGACGTGAAGCGCCATCCCCTAGCTCTGTAGTTGTTGAGCTGTTGCTAATAGATGATGAATTAACCTGCCGGATGGCCGCATTCACGCTCAGGGCCTGGGCGTTATCTCTTACTGACTGAGCTAAACCTGCAGGTACGACCGTACCGCTAGTGGGCGCTGTCCATTGTGCATTGCTAGGTGCTGTGATTTCACTGAGGCGGCCTGAATTAGAGAGAAACATCTCACGCCCTAATTCATTGACCGTATATTGCTGACCCCCCTCAACTGGGCCCCCGCTCCACCGTGTGGTCTTAACCTTACTAGAAGCCGTTGCAGCCCGCTCTAATGCCTTGGCCAATAATGTAGCTTGGCTTGTTGAACTCCTGAGGTAGCCAGGAACTTTAGATGTATATTTAGAAATATTATTAGCATGCTTACTGGCATTCGATAACTCCTTGGACATATTGGACTTAGCTACATCACCTGCCGAATCTGCAATTATTTCCATACTATCTTGAAAATCTGAGATATCCAAATTATTCAAGGAATTTTGTAATTCCGTAATCGGTTGAACTATCCCCTGTTCAATTTTTTCTGCTAATTCATCAGCCGGGAACTCAGAAGCAAGGGTGGCAAATTCTCCAATTGCTTGATCTATTGCTACACTAAATGACTCACTAAATGCCCCAACACCGGAGCCAGTCCCGTCTGCAACGGCTTGTTCTATTTTGTCAGCAATAGTAGAGCTGAAGTCACCAATTGCAGCCTCCCCATTTAAAAGCCCCTCAGAGAAACCAGAGGCAACAGCATTAGCAAGGGGCCGTTCCATATCCTCTACTGCGTTTTTAATTTCATGTGTGACAATTTTTGCGCCTTCCTCAGCACCTTTTTTGGCACCCCTGCGGATATTCCCACCCAAGTCCTCCCCGGCCTTGCTCTGCTCTAAAACTTCTCCTAAAGCCTGAGCCCCCATATCCCCTCCCTCCTCAATAGCTGCAGTCAGGCGTTCGCGTACAGCGCTCTTAGGAATTTTATCTGGCAATCCATCCATATATGAATTAAATGCCCTAACACCTTCGACCGTGCCCGTGTCAAATGTGGACCGAATCAATTCGACCAATTCCTCTCTCGGGATTCTCTTCATCCCCTGCATTAATTCATTGGCCTTGGCCACACCAGCCCTAGTCCCCTCTTCTATCGGGGCGCTAATATCATTCTGGATAGCAACTATTCGATCATTTGGGAATCCCATTTCTTGCATCTCTTGCCGCCAACTATCTACACCATCACTAGCCCCTCTCCTGAGTGTGTCGTCAAGTTTATCAACCATCGCCTCAGCGGCTTCATCATCGATACCTAACTCACGGAACTGCTGCTTTAATCCTTCAAACGTAACCTTATCATTAACAGCACTTATATTGGCTGCGATTTGATCGGATATTTCATTAACTTCATTCGGTAACTGTTGAAGATTTTCACCGATGTTTGATAACTCACGTTTGGCCTCAGAGACTTTCCCCTTCATTGCTTCGTATCCGGCATTAACCTGACTAATACTCTGATATTGGCTACCAATCGCCATCTTGATCTCATTGTTTAGCGCTTTTGTTGCTATTTGATTCTTTGTAGTTTCGTGTTGCACCTGAGCAATACCAAGCTGCATATTCTTTTGTGTATCAAGAATATTTGTATTTGCGTTTAATAAAATACCAATATTTTGCAAGGCTACTAACTCACGTTCTGAGGCCCCAGCAGCCTTTGCTTTCTCTATGTTTATCATGTTTTCCTGTATTGCTATCTCATTTTTAATCTGTGCTAATTGATGTGCCATTTCTATTTCAGCTCTTTTGATTTCAAGAGTCGCATTGGCCATCTTCAATTCAAACTGAAGAGAGTCAGTCATAATTCTCTTTTTCTCAGCCGCCGCCTCTGCTTCTGCCTTTCTCTTCATATTCTGGAATCTAATTTCTTCCTCCTTACGTTTGGCGCTATAGTCTCTTTCAATTGCTTTCTTGGCAGACGCATTGTCCCCAGCGGCACGTAATGCTGCTGCTTTCTGCACATCAAGTGAACTTAGCGCAGCGTTTTTCTCGTCACCAATAGCTCTTAATCTAGCGTCCTTGACTTTATCAACCTGAGCCATATCATAACCAGTAACTGAATCAGCCAAACTCTTGAATGCGCTGACACTCGAAGTAGCAAGCCCATTCAAGGTGCTTACCATCGAGCCTAGTTGTTCATAGCCTGACGCAATCGCCTGGACCTCTTCCATATATTTACCCATCCTCGCGTCAATTGCCGCCAATACATCTGCAGTTAATTGCTTCTCTAACTCAGCTCTCTCCTCTAATTCTTTTCCAAGATCTTCGGTTGTCTGCTCTTGCAGTTTTCTTGCATTCTCATGTATGTTGCCCTCAGCATCAACCTGTTGGCCCAAGCCAGCTAGATATATATTCATTGCATCTATTTTAGAATTAGATGCTTGTAGATGTATTGCAGTATTCGATGCTAACGCCTCCTCCTCTAACTTCAAACCTTTGCGGACTGCTACCGTATTTTTCAGAATTGCAGCCTGTACTTTTGTATCCCACTTTTGCTGCTGTTCTTGATAAGCCCTCGTCAATGTCTGTACAGTTTCGACATAAGCGTCTGTCTCACCTCTCAATGTTTTCAACTTCTGAAGCTCAGTGCTGAATCTGTCGAGTCTCTCATTAACAGTAGGCAGCAGCTCCTCAAGCCTTTGCTTTTCATGTTGTAGAGCCTTGATCCTTTGGACGCTGGCATTGTCGCGTTCCTTTGTTGCTGCTATCTCACTCGCCATCGCTGCGATTTGAGACTCGATAGCTCTTTTTTGCTCCGTGACGACGTCTATATTCGCGCTAACGAGTGAGGCGTACTGATCGCTTGTTGAAGATAGATCCTTCATTACCTGCTCATTCTTTCTGATCGTGTCATTGCCTTTATTCATCTCGCCATA